GAGCGTTTTATGACGTTCATGCCTAAAGTGACCAATGGCAAGAAAGTTGGCTTCATCGGTGAGATGGAGGATGTAGGTATCGCAGGTGCCGGATGTGACCCTGAATATCAAAAAGTGGCTATCGCTGCCGCCCAGAAAGTATGGGAAATTGGCGACTGGCAAGTTCCGTTGGAAATGTGCTATGAGGATTTGGAGAATACTATTGCAAAGTACTGCTTGAAGACCGGTACCAATATTGCGGACCTTACTTCTACTGAATATATGGATGGGATTGTCCTTCCAAAACTGACGGAAGCAATGATGAAAATGTTATGGCGCTTCACTTGGTTTGGAGACAAGGATGCCGCTAATATTGACGGTTCCGGTCAAATTACGGATGGATTGAATGTAGAATTGTTCAAGACATGTGACGGTTTCTTTAAACGCCTGTTTGCCATATGTGCAGAGAATTCCGGTCAGCATACCGTTATATCAGCCAACTCTGAAGCATCTTATGCTTTGCAGAAGTCCAAGATGAAAGAATTGGGGGCTGCTACATCTGTGTTTGACACGATGCTTGAAGATGCGGATAGCCGTATTTTCCAGAAGTCCGGACATGCAATTTTTGCTACAAAATCATTATGTGATTCTTTGTCACGTGATGTGAGGGAGAAATATAAGGTTATTATGCCTTGGACGGTCATTTTTGACGGCCTTGAAGTAGGAGAGTATGACGGCGTTACGGTCGTAAAATGTTCTATTTGGGATAGATTTATTCAAGCGTATCAGAACGATAAAACGAAACTGAACCTTCCTCACCGTGCGGTTCTATGTTCTCCGGACAATTTAATGTACGGTTGTGAAGGCGATAACCCGATATCTGACCTTGATATCTGGTTTGAAAGAAAACCCCGTAAGAATTATATCTATTCTACTGGTAAACTCGGTTCTATGATTGGTGAGGACAACTTGGTGCAAGTAGCATATTGACAAAAGGAGGTATTCTATGGGAGTATGTGATGATATTTTAAAGAAAGATATTGTTCCGTCGTGTGATGATCCAGTAGTACAAGGATTGGAGCAGGAAGGGGTAATAATGAATCGTGCGGATGTGGACTTTGCAGCCACAGTATTCAATTCTACAAAAAAGAATGTGATTGAAACGCTGGCTATGAAAACCGGGAAGAAGGCTTATAAGGTTGTTGTTCCTGGTAAAAATCCATTTACGGGTACAAAGACCTCATTAGTGGCTGGCACATATCGTAGTTCGTTTACCAATACTGTCGCGATTGTGATATTGGCAAACGACCCGGATGTATGCGCTGATGTTATTGACGGATTGGCTAACGGTACCTATGTTGTGGTGTTGGAGAATAAATATAAGGGTTTACAGAAAGAAGGAAACCCTGGTGATGCCGCTTTTCAGGTGTATGGTTACTACCAAGGGCTTACAGCTACAGCTATCGACAACGATAAGTATAGCGAGGATACTGAAGGTGGATGGGCTGTTACCTTGGAAGAGCAGAAAACGCCTAAATCTGCATTATTCTTGTTCAAGACGAGTTATGAAGCAACTAAGACTGCTGTCAACACTTTGACGGCTGAACCGGCAGCATAGGAGGGAATATGCTTGTCTTGGAGATGGTTGATAAGTTGAAGAGATTGGGGGATAAGGTCTCCCTTTCTTCTTCTGATAAATCAGACATTGAACTGATGTTTCATGAAGTTCTTGGTAGGACATTTACCAAGACCTCATGTGGTGATTGCTATCGTGACGCTGTGATTGAAATGTATTCGTACTTAAAAAGATATGGAAAAATGAAAGAAAAATCAAGTTATGCATTGAAAAATGGTGTATTGCTCCAAGTAGGCTTTGGAAGTAGTGAAATGTACACCAACAACAATCTTACTGACGAAGCGGCAGAAAGGTATCTTGCGGAAAATCCTAAAGGGATAGTCTTTTTTGCTTCAACGCCTTCCGATTGGGAGAAAAGGGTTGAAAGACGGATGAGTCCTGCTTTACCATTGGATGAAACTTTGGTTTCAGAATTGGTGAAAGCCTTTGAAGTGGAAGGTGCTACTTCTGAGATTGTGAGAGATGCGTTCAAGACTTATAAACTGAACGGGAAGAAAGTTACAGCTAAAGTATTGGATGCTCATATTAAAGAGGCTCAATCTGTAGTTGACTCTAAGCAGACTATAGAAGCCGTAGAAACGGTGAAATAAAGAATAACCTCACGGAACGATGAATGTAAATGAATTAAAGAAGAAGAGTAATAGGCGTGTTGACACGGGCTATTTACGTAATCTTGGCATCCAAAGCTACGGTGATGATAATTTATATCCCCAACATCTAAGAAATATCATCGCTGCGAGTTCAACGGGTAGCGAATGTGCAGAACGTTATGCCAATTTCATAGAGGGAAATGGGTTTCGTGAGGTTGCTTTTTCTGAATATGTGGTTAACCGCCGTGGAGATACGGCAGATGACATCCATGCTTTCGTCTGCAAGGATGTTGCTGATTACGATGGGATGGCGATACATGTTAATTATAATATGTTCGCAGATATAGTGGAAGTACAGCACATCCCCTTTGAAAATTGCCGTTTGTTGGAGGAGGATGAATCCGGATATATCGCAAAAATCGCAGTTCATCCGGATTGGACAGGAAAGAAAACCCGTCAGGGAAAAGCCATAAAGGTAATACCAGAAAATGTGGAGTTTATAGATGTATTTAATCCACGTAAGGAGGTGGTCTATGCGCAAATTCGGGCTGCCGGAGGGATTGAAAACTATAAGGGGCAGATACTATGGATTAGCAACACAGGGAAATTCGTGTATCCTATCGGAAGAGCTGACCGTGTGATTACGGAAATGAGTACGGATGAGGGATTAGCCAATGTGAAGTATCGTAATGTGCGTTGTAACTTCATGCCTTCCGGGATGATAATTACAAAGAAAGGTGCTTCTTCGGTACGTTTTGATGAAAACGGAAATCCTATAAAAGAGGATAGGACTAATGAAGATACTGGTTTTTCTGATACTATCGTGCAATTACAAGGAGACACCAATGCGACAAAGGTCTTAGAGGTAACCTTGGAATCTGATGAAGAAAAACCGGAGTTTGTGGATATTAGTCCTAAAAATTATGATAAGGAGTTTACCGTTACTGATGCCAGTGTGGTTGAACGTATTTATTCGGCTTTCGGGCAGGAGCCTTGGTATTGTATCCGGATTGGTAAGGTTGGTTTTTCTGGGGATATATTGGAAGATGCTTTTGAATACTATAACTCTATTGTGTCAAAGCAACAACGCATGATTGAACGGGCTTTTCAGAAAATTTTTGCGCATTGGTATGAACCTCTCAATCCTTCCAATGACTTTAGTGTACAACCTCTTAAATATATAAGAAATGCTGCGATGTCTAATAACAACAGATGAGGTCTATAAGTTGGCTCGTACGATGTCAATACACATCGATACGGAAAAGATAGAGGCATATATTCGGGAGTCGGAGAACATTGATTTGAAGTCAGCTTTGGGTGATGCTTTATTCTTAGATGTGAAAGAACATCCGGAAAATTATAGTGAGTTGCTTAATGGTAGTTCTTATACCATAGAATGTGGAGGCAAACGTTCCTTTGTAGGGCTGAAAACGACATTAGCATATTATACCTATGCTCGTATCGTGAAAAATGGAGATGGAAATGTCACCCGTTTTGGATTTGTCAATAAAGATAACGAGTATTCGTCGCGTTCTGATTTTAAGGAGAAACTTATGGCTTATAATGATGCTTTCTCTGTTGCTGATAGGTATATGAAAGAATGTGTTCGGTATTTGAATGATAACAAAAAAGACTTTCCGCTGTATAGGGGAAATGGAGGGATTAATGCTAATCGTGTAACTTTTAGAGTACTTGGTGAATAATGCCTGATACACTTGACATATTAAGGAAACTTGCTCTACAGATAAGGAACGCCTCTTCTGAGGGAGAGAATACCGCAGAGAGGGTTGGACGGACATTTATTGGCATTCTTGAACTCATTCAACAAGGAATGAGCATCGAAGAATTATCAAAGGTGTTCCTTCACAAAGACCGAGCTGACGGCACTCCTTTCCCCATAACCTTCGGAGATTGGGTCAAGTTCGGCGAGTTCATCAGCGGTATTTCCGGAGGGTGTATCGATAAGAATGGCATCCTTGAAATGGAAGAGGGCATTTTCCGCAAGCGTGTGTTTTTTCCGGAAGTAGCCTATAACCGTGTGACCTATTTCAAAGGCAGGATGTGTGCCTCTCCCGGAGGTGGGTGTACGGTCAAGGAATGGAGCGATAACGGTGACGGTAGCTATACCATAACCCCTGACCTGACCGATGCCGACGGGCTGAGCCAGTTTGTCGATGACATTCTGACCACCTACTTCGTCACCAAGAACGCCGAAGGCAAGTTGCAGGGGTTCGAGGAGATGAAGTTCCGGGTGACTTCTGCCGATTACACTGCCAAGACATTCGTCATGACGCCGAAACCGGGTACCGACTGGAAGCCGGGGGATGCGATGGTACTTGCCCAGACGGGTAACTTTACAGACCCGGAACGGCAGACGTACATCCTGATTGATACGGTTAACGGCAACAACTGCATCACTTTCTTCGACCACGCCAATACCTGGGATGTCGAGCCGGCACAAGAGATGTCGTGGATTGGCAAGAAGAAAGGTCGTACTGTACATGGTATTCCGGCTGACAACTACTCGGCTGTTTTTCGCCACGTCATCATGTCCGGCAAGATATTCCAGGTGGATGACATCACCGGCGAGGCTTTCCGGGTACCGCTATTTAAAGGTACGTGGAAAAAGGGTGAGAAGTATGCCTATTATGATGAGGTGACGCATAACGGCAGCTCATGGATATGTGTCAATGAGAAAGGCACGTCTACAGAACCGGCAGACGGCAATGCCGACTGGCTGAAATATGCGGCCAAGGGAGAAAGCGGCAAGGGTATCAAGTCTACCGATGTGGAATACGCGATATCGGTGTCTAATGTCATTGCCCCGGTGGACGGTTGGCAGACTACCTCCCCTGAATGGGAAGCCGGCAAGTATATCTGGTCGCGGACGAAGATTGTCTATTCTGATGGCGAAGTCAAGTACACCCAAGCGGCTTGTATCAGTGGTGGGCAGGGGGCCGACGGCAAGGGCATCAAGTCCATTACCGAAGAATACTACCTTTCCTCTTCATCGGCCACCACAACCGGAGGCGAGTGGCAGACAGACTCTCCGGCGTGGAAAAACGGATGGTATATCTGGACCCGGACAAGGATAGTCTTTACTGATGGTACAAGCACCACAACGAACGCCATCTGTGTGACTGGCAGCAAGGGTGCAGACGGTACAAGCATTACCAATTGCGGTGACTGGCAGACCGGCAAGCATATACCTTACATGGGCATTACCAGGATGGCCGGACGTGTCTTTCTCTGTGTCGCTCCCGGTGGTACAGACAATCCTCCGATGTGGACTCAGACGACCAATGAGGGGCGCCGCATCCTGCAGACGCAGAACGGTGGAAAGAGCTACGGATATACCATTACCGGAGACCTGAATACCGCTGAATATGAGCTGCTGGTGGAGAACGGCCAGGATGGGCGTGACGGTAGGGATTATGAGTGGATATTCAAACATACGACAGAGAATGTGACGCCTCCTACGCCAGCCACCTTGCAGGTGGATGACTACGTGCCGTCCGGCTGGCATGATGACCCAATTGGTGTCAGCGAGAGCCTGCCATACGAGTGGGCTTGTTGCCGCACGAAGAAGGACGGTGTATGGAGTGCGTTTTCACCGGCAGCCATCTGGGCCAAGTGGGGCTTTGACGGTGAGTCGGCCATTGTAGCCGATTTCGACAACGAGATGGAAAGCATTGCCTTGACATACGAAGGAAAGACTGTTTCGCAGTCCGTACTCAATACAACCGTCGGCATGTGGTATGGTACGAAGAAGCTACAGTTGAAATCCATCTCATGCGTGACCCCTGCCGGTGTGACGGAGAGCTACAATGTCAATACGGGTGTGATAGCGTTTACCGTGGCTTCCGGTATCTCAATGCCTGCACGCTCAGAAGTCAGGATAACTGTTACGGCTACTATCCAAGGAACTGACATAAGCCGTGAGTTGGTGTTCACCATTACCGGGGTGCGTGCCGGTAATCCGGGCAGTGATGCGGTACTCTATAGGCTGGTGCCTTCTATCTCATCGGTAAGCAAGCGGAAGGATGGTACCTACAGTGTGGCAAGCGTGTCATGTACACGCACCAAGTCTGTAGGCGGTAGCACTTCCATCACGACGGATGGCGTACTGAAATACAGCAAGGACGGAGGCGCAGAGGTCGAGATACAGAACGGAACGGCCATTTCCCCGAAGAACTTCACGGCGCAGCTGCAGTTCGTGTTCTACGTGGGTGGACAGGTCGTAGACCGGGAAACTATTCCTATGGTTGTGGACGGCACCGACGGTAATCCTGGAAAACCGGGCGGTGACGGCGAATCCGTCAAGGCTGGCGGTGAGTGGCGCACGGCTAATACTCCATATAAAAAGCTCACCATCTGTACGATGGGGAGTCGCTCCTGGCTCTCAAAGGTTGACACTTCGAATCCACCTCTATGGACTCAGACAACTCATGACGGGAGGCGAATCACTCAGACCCAGAACGGCGGCAAGTCCTACGGTTATATTATTACCGAAGAAGTGAACACCGACGAATGGGAACAACTGACATCAGACGGCGGCATGGTCTATCTCATCAGTACATGCAGCAATATCCGGGTGAGCAATGCCGGTTCGCTTGTTCCTTCAGCTTTCCGCGTCTATGCCAAGCGGACGCTTGGTAGCGCCACATTGACTTATCCGGACGGATATCTGGCAGCGAGAGGCTACAGCAACGGGATATGGAGCGCCATCGCAGGGCCTTCGAGGGCTTCCGAGATTACGGTCAACGCTTCGGCTGGGTATTCCACTTTCTCGGTTCGCTGTTATCAGAGCCAGGCGGACGCTTCGGCATGGAATGACAGTTTCATTGCGGAGATATCAGTGGGTGTCAGCTATGACGGAGCAAGCGGACGAGACGCCAGCGAGCCGCGTCCGAGAGGTTTTTTCGCCAAAGGCAACACATATGTTTGGAATGAAGATTACCATGACATCGTACTGGCCACATTCAACAATCGAACCATTCCGTTCAGGGTACGGGCTTACGGTACGTCGGTCACTGTCGCACCTACCTCGATAGACGGTGATGCTAATTGGGAGGCGGCACAGCAGTATATGTTTGTGGCTATGGATATGGCTTTAGCGAGAAAGATACGTGCTGATGAAATCCTTGTGGATGATTTGGTGGTGCAGAATGTGCTGGCAAGGGATAAAACCGGTAAAGCCATGTGCCAGATTGACGGAGAGAATGGTGGCATTGGGTTCCTGGCCGGAGGCAATATCCGATGGGATGCCAAGGGTAATGTGTTCCAGGACGCCTCAATCTTCCGAAAGCTGAAACTTCTGGAGTCGAAATCCGATTCGAATGAATACTACCTGGATTTCAATACCGGGTTGAACTTTGAAATATCCCGGATATTCTCACTTCCAACGCAAGAGGAAACAATATACCTGCCGAATGCGGCAGAATATGAAGGTGGAGAGTGCATGCTGTATAATGGAGGTATCTATACCCGTCTCACTGGACCTGCATCCATAAAAGTCGCAGGTGGAGGCAGCTTTATCATAGACGGAGAATACTATTCTAAAATAGTTGTCCCGTCGCTTTCCATTGCTCAATTCAAGGCCGTAGCGACATACTCTGATGGAGTAAAGGATGAGGTGAAATGGGTTCTAATATCAGGAAAAGCGGAATCGAAAATTTAAAATATCAGTGTTATGAAAGTTTTTTATGAAAGCAAGTTAGCGAAATGGCTGCTGTGGCAGGGCTACAACACCATCACATTGGGATGTTTCGTCTTCACCAAGAAAAGCAAGGAGGAGATACGGCAGAGTACACTTAACCATGAGGCGATTCATGTAAGGCAGTGGGAGGAGTGCTTGATTGCTTCGGCAATCCTGCTGACGGTAATCATGCTGTTTACCGGATTCAACTTATGGGTATATCTACTTTGCCCGTTGTGGTTCTACCTTCAGTATGGGTTGGAGTACGCAATATCCTACATGTATCACTTATGCCGTAACCGGTGTTGGATAAATGTAGGTGATAAGGCTTACGGAAATTCAGCATTCGAGATGGAAGCGGAAGCTAACGAAGAGGTAGACGGTTATCTGGATGTGAGAACTCCTTTTGAGTTCTTCAGATATTACGGAAAAATTTGATTTATAATTTACAAAACGAGACTAAAACAAAATGTTAAATCGGGTAATATTTCCATCCGGAAATTATGCCCCTTAAATGTAAGAATATGGCAGAACAAGATATTAGAGAAGACCAGATGACTTCGGTCAGCAGTGTAGACTATGTGAGAGGGCTAAAGGGTAAGGACAGCGTGTTGATAAAACCTGGCGACCTTCCTCATCCGAATACGGGAGGTGGAGTTGTTTCTGCTGATTTACAAAATGGTAAATGGTATAGAATAGCTATTGGTTATCCTGGCAATGCTGCTTCTTCCGGACTGTTCAATATAGGAACTTTTTTTGTAAATGAATCCCCGAGGGCAATCTTGTTTTATGCTTTTGCTGAAGGGTATGATAATGGAGCTTTCGTTACAAAAGTAGCATCCTCAAGTATAGTTCCCATTTCAAAAGCTCGTGTGTTGTATGCAACATCAACAACTAAACGAAGTTTTTTAGACATATGTGTAAAACTTTACAGATTAAACAATTTTGTAATATCCGCTGCTGCCCTCATCAATTTCAAGTTACAGACACCGGAAGAAGTCAGCGAAACCATTCCTGAAGGTTACTCTGTAAAAGAAGTTCCCTTCTGATAGTGGTTCTGCAAGCCATGTGGATTTTCATTCTGGTTATGCCCGTTCTGACCGAGATGGCCGGAACGGGTTTAATTATGTCAATATATTTGTTTCCATTCTCCCCAGTTATACGTATCTTTTCCCGTATTTTTCCTACCTATTAACATGAAGCCAGTCATATTATAACTATAAGCTTTTATTGTCACTACATCTAATCCATTTATATCTCCACCAATACGTGATATTATCTCAACAGTACCATAAAAGGTTCCATTCCCTTCAGGGCCATTGAAAGTCCCTGAAGTACTTGTATTAATT